TGATAAGGAAATTACTACCATTATATAGATAGTCAAGAAGCACGTTTATAGAATCTACACCAGACGTTCCGCCCTCGATCACCAGTTGAAAACTTACCACGTCATTCTTAAGCGCAAATAAATGTACCGAATCATTTGCCCATACGCGGTTAGAATCTTTATCGCGGGCTGGATTGTAAAAAGTCTTTAATCGTATTTGCTGAGAACCATCGACGGCCCAAACCTTGTTAAATGTTGGTGTATTGTACTGATAGGCGCCAATATCGTTATATACTATTCCATTTTTCCACAGGTAAATTCCATCTCCATTGCCCCACGTACGGGAGGATGAAATGGTTAGCGTGTTTCCACTTCTCTGTGTAATACGAACTGCAGGTTGGTTGCCAATCTGAATACTGTCGCCAAGCATATATCCCCAACCGTCAAAGAACCAGGATCCATCCGTTACTGCAACAGATGTTCCAGTAGTGCCAGTAGTTGTAGTCGTAAGAGCTACCGCAGCATTTACGGCTGGAGAATTAGATGCAATCGCACAATTTGCTGCCAACGAATCTACAAACATTGGGTTGCTATCTTTATTGTTAGCCCCCCATTGATTAGGATACAACGTATGTAACGTCGCTACTTTTGCCGTTAGATATGTCGGTGCGGCGTAATATACTTCTGACGTGTCCCCATTAGCTCTACGAATTATGTTGCCATCCCAAAAATGAGTATAATTGGAAACTGAACTATTGCTAGAGTTACTTATTGTAATCATATGATCTGACAGATCGTATGCAAAGATATTATTCTTGTACTGCCATCCCTCGAGTTTACCAGTTCCGCCTCTGTCTTCGTTGAAGTTTATAAATACCGAGTCACCCCAGGTGGGGGAGCCTAATTTTTTAAGCAGCACCATAGTATTGTGATAGAACCGACCATTTACACAGCTATCAATGGCATATGCTGTATATGTCGAGACACCATTAAATGCATCTAATCCGCCGGCGGGGAGAAGCGATCTGCATACGGTATCTAGCCGTACAATATTGTTTCTTATAATGGCGTTATTAACTAGGAACTGTATACCGCTACCAGCCTGCAATGAATCGCCCAACACGTGGATAAACGTGCTATTTTCAAGAACGCAATCATAACTTCGAGCATTGAAATTTACACATCCGTGCATATCATCAAAAGAACAATTGCTGACGAATACATGCTTCGCGATATATGAGTTAATAGCGTAATGCCCCACTTTTCTAAATGTACAATTACGGATAAACATCGTATCCAATTGATGAGGGCCAATAAGATCCTCATTACTGCCACGAGGCTGAGTACCCACAAAGTCACAACTATCTATGATTATGTTGTGTATAGCAAACGTATATAAATCGTTATTTGTAGTGTCGTGTTGAGTACTAAATGACGTATACGCTCGCCCTGTGGTAGGAAAAAATTTAATGCCGGCATATCGTATAGAATAGCACCCGTTGACGATTCTTGCTACATTGTCGATATCGCGTATTCTAAAATCGCCTCGAATCACGACATAGTGCTTATTGTTGAAGTAGGTGCCATACCCAAGAGTGGTGATCAGTACCGTATCCCCTGGATTAACCATATAACAGGTCCAATCGTTGATGGTACCGGAAGGAGGCGCTAGCATAGCGGTGGCTCCGCTATAGGTGCCATTGTAAAATATAACAGTATCACCAGATGCTATCGTTGAGTTTGCTTTGTCCGCAGTAGCCCAGGCATTGGCATACGATAGCCCGGAGAGGTTATTATTGCCAGCGACCTTAACATGATAAGTAGCTGATAGCGCCGAGGAACCTAAGATGAATAGCGCAAGTATACTAAGTTTTAGCGCCTTCCAATAAGCCATAACTTTGCTCCTTTAGTTCCTGTTCCTGTTACGTCCATGTCGACAGTTATTTTTGCGTTGTTGGCTAAGGTACTGTCAGACAATACAAAAGCCGTAGCAGCAGTTCTATTTGTTTCTTCGTTGGCATCAATAGTGGGTTTAGTAGAAAAAATTGTCGTGCCGGCTTCTTTGACATTAAACGTAGGAAGACCAGAACTTGAAGCCGTAGTAACCTCTACAAAAATATCTTTTACAACCATCGCAAAGGGCATATGAAATGTAGCTTTTGTTCCAGTTGTAGTAATCGACGACGTTTCATCACTGAGAGCGACATAAAGTGAAACAGAGCTAGCTCTTGGCATAGCCGGAACAAAATAATGTACGCCTCCGGCACCTAGACTATCGTAGGGGATGTCTCCATTCTGTGTAGTGACCCGTTGCGTTCCTGGACCAGAAGCACGATTAAAGTACATTCCTTTTTTCACATACCCAGAATCAATGCGGGTAACCTGTGAAAATGCTACGCCAGTAATCAATAGCATCGACAATAAAATCCATAAAGTTTTCATATTGTTCCTATCGCTACCCAATTTATCACTGTGCCATCATCCGCCGCATATAACGTTAATCCGCTATACGTTCTTGTATCATATGTCACAGTAGAAGGATCTACTCCTAACATGCCAAAGGGAATGAACACGTAATTTAAGCCAGAAAAATACGGAGTAGTAAACTGTAATCCCTGAGGAGTTCCGCCGGTGGTAATCGTAGTACTTCCAGCCTTGATCCATCCAAATTTTGTATTTAGATCGTCCACTAACTTTTTAGTCGGGGCAACTGCCATCTTATACACTTTACTGCCGGTATTATGATTGGCGGCTGATGTAGTTTCAGTGCCCCGAGTTATAAGTAAATTGTCGTTAGTGCGAGAATAGCATCGAACAATTTCTTTGCTAGGATCGTCTGTAGGATCGGGATAATCAGTACTATTCCACCACACAAGATTAAATGAACCGTCCGTACTGGGTTGCGGAAGTTTAGCTCCGTCATTTGCGATCGTGTACACGCTCCCATCGGACGAAGAATAACCCGATGCCAATGTAACCTTGGCAAAGTTTTTAACTGGATCTAATGCATTCATGTAAGCACCATAATTCGTTGTATGTTTTTACCCGTTCCTATTTCGTTGCCTTGCCAGCCCATATGATACTCTATATGGCGGCCAGTTTCGTTGTTTAATTCGTTAAAATCGATTTGTGTTCTTCGGAAGTATACCAGCCGTCGATTTTCAACGTCTGGCGCAGTGACCGCAAATGGAACGCCATTCACTTCAAACGATCCATCGTCAATATGAACCAGTACCGCGTTATTATCATCCTCTAAACCAAAAGCGATCAGTTTCTCATGATCGATGTCATAATAGGCCGATCGCTTTGGATCTTTCGTAGAAATGTCTTCGTGTGTTTGCTTTAAAATGGTACCATCATTGTATAAAGCTGTGAACAGATATTTTAACATTGTATTGTTTTGGTTTTGTCTTTTTGACACGGACAACTTGTGTCATTACGTTTTGCAAAATTACAGTTGTAACATAGTACTTGAAAACCCTTTGGCCAACCATGCTTCTTTAACCAGTATGGCAAAGCATTACCACCTATTGGAGTGCCGCCGTTTTCCTTTACTATTTGTCTCCTGTGTTCTGATCCATTGCCTTTTATATGATCGAGTGATAGAAAATATAATCTCGTTTCACCGCAACACTCGCAGGAAGGGGGATTCTGGCTATAATGTACCAGCATCTCCCCTCTTACTTTTTCATAGCAACGTTTTTGTGTGGCATGGAACTTTTCTTTGTTTTTCTTTCGCCACTCTCTGGCATATTCTGCGTGTTTTTTTCTATATGCTTGGCCGGCCTTTGTTTTAGACCATTCTCGCATATACAGCGCATCTCCTGTGACTTCTTTGTTTTTCTTTTTCCATCTTGACATTGGCATCGCCTCATTTTATTATAAATAAGTTTTCAACGAATGTCAAGTACTAAGTTTACGTTATTTCTTCAATTTTCCATCTGTTATGCGAAGCTTTTTATCTTCGCTCTCCTCTTTTCAAAGGAGTATCGGCATATCTTTTCAACTCAATGAGTTGGCGCGGTCTCTTGGAAGGATTATTCCACCTTCTATGCTCTGCCCCTGGCTTTCGCCTTCGGTTCGGATTGGCGTAGTTTTCACTTTAGCTTTCCCGTTTAATTCCGCACTACATTCGCCATCTCGCGATAGCGACGGACAAAAATATTATCATATTGAAGGGTCATCGTGACCTGTGTTGTATCTCCAGCTACTGCTGAAGCTGTAGTTTGTAACTGTGTTGTTAAATAATTCGTACATGTTGGATTTGCTGCTGAAGTAGATGTTTTTGTCGATACTGGCGATCCAGCTCCAAACCATACAGCGATACCAGACGCAACCAGCGTATTTGACAATGTCATATCTTTTGTTAGACTGGCATTAGTTGTAGTTGCTGGAGTTGCGTACGTTAGTTTGTTGCCATCGGCCGTCATGGTCGGTGGCCCTTTTAATGTAAGACCTGTGCCAAATGTTCCGGCAGTGTGGCCATAAAGACCAGCGGATATCTGGTTAAATGACCCCGTAAATTTTCCATACTGCCATTTTTCATACGAGTTAGCACCCGCTGTAATAGGATTGGAAGTATATGCTGTAGCACGATCATCAAGATTTTTCCAGTTCACATCGGATGCGATACCAGAAGATGACGGTCCTGCGCCGTTAGACTCCCACCATTCAAATGTTGCTGCCATATAACTCTCCTTAATTGCAATTAAGAATTGAATTTCAATTGAAATTGTATTTCAGATTAAGATAAGCAATTCCTATAAAAATGTCAATAGATGCAATAAAAAAGGGGAGTGTTGAGCTCCCCTTTTTGTTAGATATATACTAACGATTACTGCGTCAGTGTAAGCTTGGCAGCCGCTTTCACGTTGCCAATTCCCATACCGATGATTTCGTATGCTGACCACTTGATCAGATTGCGTTTCTTCTCGACCCAGAACTTCGTGTCTTGTAACACGAGGAACTTACCGAAGAATTCCTGCGCTGCGAATGCATAGATCGCACCCTGAGGAACAAATCCAGTTTCGCCCTTATTGGTTACGACCAGTTTCTTGCCGAGGATAGTTTCATAACGGAATCCGTTGATGTACTGCTCGGAAGCTGCCGGCGAACCAATTGTGGTTGCAGGTAGAATTGCAAACTTATTGTAGTCGGCCTGGTTCATAAGAATCAGGTCAGTCTTCAATGGATTCGCATTTGATGTCGTAGCCGAATCTTCTAACAGGTTAAACAGTTTTACGAATGCACCAAGTTCGATAATACCTGAACTTACCGGTGTATACGTTGTGGATTTCCCTGACGAAGTAATAGCCGCATCAACCGCTGCCATGAAGGCTTTGTCTTCGATCTTCTGAATGTCTTTTACGGAGTTCCGTTCGATGACTTCAGTGATCGGCATTTCATACGCTAACAGCTCTTCTTCTGTTTTCTGGAATTCTTCCGATGAAACATTGAAGAATGAAATTTCGAAGCGCTGTCCTTCGATATACCGAACGTCCGGATTACCGCGCAGAGTGATCTGCATGGCTGCCGAATCTGGTTCGATATCTATTAACTTCACGAGCTGATCGTGATAGAGTGACCGCTGTAGGTCCGCTTTTGTGACGTAAAGAGGGTTGAGGATTTTGCGGGCAAAACCAACTTCTCTCAGTTTTGTACGTATGAAGGCTGACGTTGACGCCTCAACAGCAGTCTTTTCTTGCTCGTTATCCAGCTTTTGGACGAAGAGCTCGTTAACCGTACGTGGATTTAGATTTTCCATTTGCTCTTCTCCTTATAGCACGTAAATATCAATAACAGTGTAGGTTGTGCCGAGATGGACCAGTGTATATGGCGCCTTCACGCAGTATGCTACAACGTTTGTAGATGAACTCTCTGTACCCTTGGCAAGTTTGCCCAGGGCGGCTGTGATAAGTGGATCACCAACAGCAGGTGAAGTACCGGAGTACTGATCTGTTGTAGCGAAGAACTTTCCAGCTAGAATAGTTACTTTTTTCGAATTCGTTACGTCTGGGGTCCAACCAACGGTTCCCGCGCGTGACGATTCGTTAAATACTGGCCAAGCCAATTCTGTCGCACCAGTTGTACGTTTCATATACCCAGCATTTGAAGCGTCAAAGGTTACCCATGACCCCGTAATGCCCGACAGTAAAACATCGTTTAAAGAGTTTGCTACGTCAACTTCTTTGCGAAGCAGAAGGCTTAAATCCGTTAATATTTTAAACATATTGTTTTAAGCTCCTTAACTTTCACTTAGTAAATAATCCAAGAGCGGGTTGGAACTATGTGCATCATGCTGATCCGACAACTTGCCAAATCCTACATGAATGTTTGATGACTTAAATAACTCTGCTGCTTTTTCCATCAAAGTCAATTCGTCCAATGATTTAGTTCTCAATTCACTCAGTTTATTCAGTACTTCGTCTGCTAATAATTCGTCATGATCTATTAACTGACGTGCGATAGCTTCAGCCTTGTCAGCGACAGCTATTTTTTCTCGTAATATATGTAGTTCTTTGTTTTGCTCTCTTAGGACCAAAGCGGCCTGTTTAAGCATTGCTTTTTTGTCCATAGCGCTTCTCCAGGACCTCAAGAGCGACCGCCGCCCTTGCTAGATCGTCTAGCAGAGTATCCTCTTCGGACATAGCGTCGAGGACCTCTGCTAGTTTTTCAACTTCAACGTCAACAAGCTGCGTTTTAGGAGTTTCCTCTTTGGCGTTAGCTTCTTTTATAAGATCTGCTAATTTAGGCATTAGTCAGTGGCCTTTTTGACACCATACGCTGCGCCACCAGCCAGAGCGGCTGTTCCGGCCATGGTCCCTGCACCTAATAGCTGTTTGATAAGAGCATTTTTCTTGTTCGCGCCGAGATCCATGAATCCTTCGGCTCCCTTAGCGGCATTCGCTGCAAAGTCTTTTGCTTTGCCGCGCATTGCTCCGACTTCGCCCTTACCGACTGCGTTTAATCCCTGTTGCTTGAGAAAGTTTAAAAGTTTTGAAGTTCCGCCTTTTACACCTTCCCACATTTTACCAGCAGCTTCTTTATCAATTCCTTCTTTTACAAATTCATCGATAAACGCTGCGCCAACGATGACTTCCGCCTCTTTTTCAAAAGCTGATTCCTGTTCCATGTCCATCAGTTGCTCAGCTAACTTTTCTACATCGGTTGATGTATAGTCAGTTTTGTACTCTTCTTGTAACAGAGCTTCTGCAACTTTTACGTATTCTTCGACGATTTCTTTTGCTTCCGCAGTTTTTTGTGTTTCCACTTCGACTGCCATATCGTGCTGAATCATACGATCGGCAAGCTCGATAACGTCGTCTTTTGTATGGTCATTAGGATATACTTCCTGCATTAATTCAGATGCTAGAGATGCATACTTATCAAGTATTTCTACCTGTTGAGTTAGAATCTCTTTTACCTCAACTTCTGCAGCTTCCTTCGCCATACCCTCATACACGTCAAGTAGGATTCCCATTGTGAGTGATCCTCCCTTTATGATGCGAAATATTTATTAAATAGATGCTCGACGATTTCGGCGTTTGCTTTCTTTACATCTGCGGCAACTGGAACTTCGTCAACAACGATCGGCTGTGTTGCAGCTACTGGCTGATTGTTTTCATGAATAACTCCGGCTGGATTCACTTTCGCTTCTCCACCAAGAGTTAATTTCTTGATAATCGATTCAACCTTTGATACGTCGCTTAGACGCACATCCTGTTCACCAACTTGTACTGCCGGATTATCCGGTACAGCTGCTGTATTTGGAGTTAATTCAGATACACCAACGGCTTCTTTCTGAAGTTCGGACATAAAGCCACGTGCAATTGCACGGCCTTGTGCGTCGAGATCAGTAGCTAACTTACGAAGCTCATCCATTTCAGTCTGGGCTGCTTGGTTCTCAGCTGTCTTCTCAGTTTCTACTGCAGGATCAGGAGCCTGCGCCTGTTTTTCCAAATCGGCAATAATTTGATCTAATGTACTTGCCATAGTATTACTTATCTCCTTGTATAGGCTACGTTTATATAATATAGTATTTTCTAATTAATGTCAAGAGTTTCGACATTTTCGATAATATCATTGTATAGCTCATTGAACTTATCCTCATCTAGATTTAGTAAACGATCAAATGATCCTTTTTTAGTCATTAACCACTTTTTCATCTGCGGGCCATATTCTTGCGCGCCTTGGATACCTATTGCGCCAAGAAGTCCCGTAACAAATGGATGCCTACGTACTTGATCTTGTAGTTTGCTGATAGGCTCTCCCTTTTGTATTTTATTTTCCTGATGTCCTGCGTAAACATATGAAGCAGGTACTGCCACCATCGCTTTAGCAAAGGCATTTTCTTTTATTGCTTTTAATACTGATGATTGTTTTTGTAGCAACGATTGTGCCGCTGATGTTCCTAGTGCTGCAGAACCTATAAGAATGGGTAAAGCCCAAGGGTTTGATTTTATGAAAGCGCTGAATTCTGTAGGCTTATGATTGAACCATTTAAGATAGCTCTTGTATAAAAGACCCAGTCCGGCTAATGGTAACAACGGATTCTTTGTAGGATTTAGCAATGAGCTGCCTGGGCGTTCTTTGAGATTAGTCGGAACCGTCGGATCGTTAGGCGCATTCGATGGCCCTTGCGGCACCTGAGCGTATGTTTTGCCAGCAATATAACTATCATGTAAATTTGTTGATAACTGTACGCCGGCTTGTTTTATTAATATTCTGCGTATGATCAATGGGCGAGTCAATGCTGTGTGCTCGAGATGCGGAGCCATGTGCTCTGCTATTTCGTTATTAAATCCCTTGTAAGAAAATTCTGCTTCGATCGGACGAGTACCTTCTTCAGTGAGATCAATAAGTTGGCGTTCATGCCCTAATGCCCGTTCAGCCAATTCAAGAAGAGGTTCTTTCTTTGAAGACAACAGAACCAGCCGAACAAATTCTTCTGGCTTTGGCATGACACGCAAATTCAAGAATGTCGACAGAATCTCGTTAAGCGGATATGATGAAGCAATTTTATCCAGAGTTTCTTTTGGAATTTTTGCCGCAGTATCATATACTAAACGCTTGGGATCCGGACTCATGCCTTCTATAGTTCCTGGCACATCTTTAAATAATGTAGACTCTTTGATGCCTGCTCGTTTCATCCATTCTTCCCCAATAACTGCCGAAGGCACAGTAACTTCATCCCCAGCCGATGCTACTTTTGTAATTACACTTGCTGTTTTATCGGCAGGTATTCTTACAAAACTTATGTCGAAGAATGTCAATCTATCATCGTTTACAGCGTACACTCTGCGACCATCAGGAAGTGTGTGTCTCATCTGGTACTTCAAGTGATCGCAGTAACTCGCAGTGTTCTTAGCACGATTGTTACAGACGCTGCAGCGGTCTGATGGCGTGCGGGTACCCATTGACACTGCGGGGAACTCGCCCTTATTGATGCGATCGATAATGTCTTGAGCCTTTTCATTTTCTAGCTCGATGACAAGTTCCACACGATGCATCTCAGGATTATGGCTTGCGTACACTACTTTGCCAGCAGAAGCTTTTGGATCTTTGTTCTTATGATGGCGATACGCAAATGCATGTTTCTCAAACGATTTGTGATATGTTTCAAGTTGCTTGTCAGGAAAAAAGTCGCCGTTCAGATTGGGGCCAAAATATTCGCCGGACGTCATGGCATTTACCAGGACATATGTATGGTTGGCTTTTTTCTCAAAAGCGCCAAGAAACTCACTGAGTTCTTGACGATATTCCGCCGTCTTTTCCAGCGATTCATGAATGATGGATATCAACGGAAATCCGTTGGAAGCTCTTGGAGCAAATGTTGACCATTTAATCATTTTTTTTCTCCGCCGCCTATAGCGCCGCGATATGGAGCCATAATAGTTGTCATAAAACTTTCGCCTTTATGAGAACCACGTTGTACATTATTTTCAATCGCTGCTAATTCACTTAATGACGCAGGCAATGGTCCTTGCGCCACATGGTCATATTGTAGCGCTTGTTTAATATAAGCTCCAGCTGACAACGGATTATCCGCAACAGTTGGGCTAAAATCCCACAGTACTTCGTAATATAATTTAGCGCGCGTTTCTTTTTCTTTTAGTTCTGGATGGAGCTCAAGCATCTCTTGAAACTTTTGAGGCTTTTTTGCATCCATAGACCAGTCAATAACTTTTCCTTCTAAAGCTTTAACGGCTTCGTACAAACCCATCATGGTTCCGCCAACCAGTAAACTTTCTCCGATAATTTTTGCCGGCTTTGAACGAATAATCCCAGATAATGCTCCCTGCGATAAATTACCAAACCAACGGCCAAATGCTCCCGCAGAAGTTCCTGGCGACATCACCGCTTGTTTTGTCAGAGTACCATTAAGAAGCGCTTTTTCTAGTTCGTCTTTGAATGCAGCGGCTTTGATCAATGTCGATGATTTAACTTTACCGTCTTTGTATGCTTGTATGAAATCTGCTAGTTTGATCATCGGCTACCTCATATACTGTTGAGGAAGCTGGGACATCATTTGCTGGGACATTGCGTTCTCTTCTTTTTTACGCTGCATTGCTGCTCCTGTTGGTAACGCTACAGCAGCTGTTGCTCCTGTGCCAACAACGGCTCTTGCTATATTTGTTTCGCGCGTGGCGGAACGAGCGAGTGCCGTTAAACGATTTAACCCTTCGGGAGTTTTTGCGTGCGGCATCTTAGCGAATGCTGCCCTTGCTGTAGATCCTGTCAAAGCAGAGAACAAATTTCCGGTCTTAACGTATTCAACTAGATGTTGGCGTGCTTCTGCATGTTTAGTTTTTAACTGCTTATACTCGTCGGCATGTTTAACAAGAGCGCCTGCCTGTTTGACCAGAGGATTCTCAGAGTTAACGGTGCCAATTTGTGTAATCGTTGTATTTATTTTCTTTGGAAATACTTCTTCGGCTAGTTTTGTATGAATTTCATCGAGATTGACTCTTACAACTTTATTATCATATACAGTAGTGAGGGCTTTTTCGATATCGCCTAGAGACGTTCCACCAAGCACCGCTTGCTTTATCATTGAAGACAGAATATTGACGTCCGACTGATACGCAATTTCTACTTCTTCCATCCGATTACGCAATTGCTCTTCGACGGATGAAAGTTTGTAATATTCGTGTACCGACTCATTATTTGTTTTCGGAAGTTCCTCGACTTCAGCTACCTTCACAAACGGTTCAGACAGTTCGATCTCGAGTTCATTTTTCGTAGGTGGCTCTTCGTAATCGAGAGATACTTGCGCAGTCTTTGTAGTGAATGTATTCTCCGCTATTTTTTCCGTATCAGCGGGATTAAATTGTATGTACTTATCGGCTGTTTTGTTGAATAGCTGTACGTATGTATCCGTATTAGCGGCCTCAACAACGCGCGCTATTTGATCCTTGTTAAGACCGTGTTGTGCAGCAATCTTAGTAATAGAATCATTCAAAGGGGTCCCAGCCGTAAGATATTCCTTTACAGCGCTTTGGCTCCAGGAGTCAATATCTAATACGTTCATTTATAATTCCTTAAGGTTTGATTTATAGTAATAAAATCTGCATTTATAGTCAATAGATCTATTGGCCTTGAGTGCGGGACCAAAGATCCGACACCAATTCGCCATATAGCATACTATGAAAAGCATCGTCGGGATGCGTGTTTATATACCGGTATTTATTTTTCTCTTCGTCGTAATCGATTTGTATGGCAATGATATCCCTGGCAAACGGTTCAAAATCCGACCATTGCGGAAAGATTACTTCCTTACGTTTTATCTTCTGGAAGAAGTCAGTCATAACACGATTGCGTCCAAGCGTGTATGCCAGCATATTTTGGTTCCAGTTAGCTTTTTGTTTTTGATTTCCAAGATGTTGAAACGCTATAAGACGGCGCGAATCATTTAGTCTTTTGCGTATTTCAGAGTTCACGGCTTCGCCGAATCCGGCATCTGCTCCTATAAGCTCGATTCCCCACTTCTGAAATTGATGAGGTATTTCAGCATGAAGGTATGCGTAATCAGATTCTCTGCCATCAAATTTTTTGAGATATAGAAATTCTACCTTGCCATCGTGGTCAACACGGCGGGAACAGACTGACATAATGGTCTTGGAATTCGCGGAATTGATCGGACCCCAATCTATGCCCATGAACCGCGGTGCTACGTACGTATAAGAATCAGGTTCCTGTCTCATTGGGCCACCAGTACAGCATGCTCGAATTTCCGCTTCGGTAACCGGTGCCACTCCAGCGTCATACGGCAAGCCGAGATACTCGTTGAGGAATATACCTCGAGGTTTCTGCTGATATGGTATCCAGACATCCTTCTGCCAGTCGACCCATGGAGCATGAGCAAACATTAAAACGCTTACTCGAAATCCTTCGAAAATATACTCGCCAGTTTTGTTCGAGGTCTCTGAAGAAGGGTTGGTTCTTACCCATTGTCCAATACGAGCATCAAGCGGTTTGTTACAATAACGACATCCAAGACCCCATGGCTGTATATTTCGTTCGTCTAGATAATTCCATTTCTCGCATGCCAGGCAACGAGCGAACCATTCGTTTTGCGTAGAATGATCCCAGCGTTTTGCCAGAGTGCCGATGGTGCGTTTAGGCGTACCAGCATATATCGTGCGTTTGTATAATGACCTCGCCATTGTCTGTTGAATGATGGTGATGTTGTCATCCGGTATATCCTGTACTTCGTCGGCAATGATCATATCATCAGAAAGACCGCGAGCTTTATCCGGAGAGGCTGCGGCGTATCTAAAATACATGCTTGACCCATTGGTGAAACGTTTCATGAAAACGTTCT